ATAGCACCACCGGCTTTTGCCCACCGGGTAGGAGAGATGTTGCGAACTGGCATTACCAGATAAGCAAGAAGCACCCTCAACTACCATTAGTAGTTGAGAAGACTTGTGTCATCGTAAGACGAGACCACCGACATTGAGTCCAATTCAGTTTGGGCCAAGACATCGGGCATCTCGTCTCGCTGGGGTAAAACCCGGCCTTCCATCTCAATCAGGCTCATTGAACCTGAGAGATGGGTTACCGGTATGGTAAAGGAAGGGATCACTCCTATTGGGAGCAACCCGTCCAGATCCGTGCGTCGAACGTACAGTCTTCTGATAGCAGCCCATGGCTGCATCAGCGCTACCTGCACCATTGGTGCGGGTACAAGCTCTGCGTTGTTCGCGATATGGATGCGTCGTTGCGCACGCGCAACAGATCTCATACGACCTTCGTATGATTTCTGGGTCTCAGTGAGAACCGACGGACCATTGAACGCCTTTGCGATTACGGCGACTTTCTTCTCAGTGAGATCGAATTTCTCGTAATCTACAAAGTCCTGCGAGATCTTGCCTTGCAGAGATGTCCGTGACACCTCTCCAAAGCGCTCCAGGTCGTCTGCAGCTGCGTCTTCCTCGACCTCGACTTGCGTGTACACACGCACGCCGAGCTCTTGGAGTCGCTTTAGCGCCTTGTCAGTATCGTCTAGGATCACTCCACGTAACTTACGTGAGTCACCTGAACCGTTCGCCATGCGAACAGCGACGTTATCTGAGTTGGTGATACAATAACGCAAGTAGTCTGGCAATGCCAACTCAATTCCGGGGAGGGTCACTAACCCGCGTCCTCCGAATGCTTGCGGTACGTAGCTTCGTGCATCTTTCAAATACTCCGTTGGAAACCAACGGCCTAACCCCAGCTTCTGGAGTAGTAAGAGATTGATGTTGAAGTCGATACCCCAACCTGCCCAGCTCATGCTCTCAGTGAGAGCTTTTGCTTTGCCAGGAAAAGGGTTGGTTTCCTCGAACACGGCACTGCCCACTTTCCGACGGTCGGAGAAGAGGCGCAGCCAAACGTGATCGAGTTTATACTTCGGCTTATCTTCCTTTCGTCCTTGACGAGCGAGCTTTGACAAGGCGCGCAATGCGTACCTTGGTCCTGGCTCAGGCTTGATAATGAAGTCTTGACAATAGTGCGCTCCGTAACGCGAAACGCAATATTTGTCCCAAGAGATCTCCCCTGACCAGTACTGCAGCACCTGTGGTATCTGCTTCAGGTAGGTGACTCTTCCGATCCCGATATGGTCGTCTCCCGCGCACGCATACTGATGCAGTGTACGTCGCGTTTGGCGATAATCGGCAATTGACGGGTTCAAAGTCGTTGTAGAGGCGCGAGCCGCGCGCTCTGCAGCGATGCTGAGTAACGACAGGATCATTTTGGTGAGAGGTTCTCCCATCAGAACGGCTCTGTTCGTCACGTAGCCCCGATAATACGTTCCACTATGGGACACCGACACTGCCGGTCCCGTTTTGTAACGTCTGTAGATGTTCATGTTTCTCGTACCTCCCTTCAATTTGAAGCAAGAGGGTTTCTCGATCAATAATCGAGGCGAGCAAACAAGATCAATCGCATTGTCAAGGTATCCTGTCGCCGGGTGTTCGTCGAATCGACCCGCGAGAAATGCCTTCATCGCTCGTGCCGCAATGTCGTGTTCTAACCAGTCAGTGGCTGCCGTTAGATCTGACGTCGAGATTGCTTCAATCTTACGCCAGGAACTCGCATGCCGTCCAAAGGACGCTTCGAAGTTCCACGCATGGTCCGAGCCTTTCAATCCAGTCCTACATCCCGGAATCGACAGCATCGTTTCCTTGATGAGGTGACTGGCGGGTGATAAGTACAGGTTGATCCAGATCAGTGATTTGGTTGCAATCCTGGCTTTCACTCCAGGTTCCGAGATGGGTACCGGGTCCACTGGAAGCGGTAACCGGCCATTGGCCGTCCATTCTCGGTATTTTACCTCCGACCACAGGAAGAGAAGCATGCCGAATCGGCTGTCAACTCCTGCTCGTAAGTCAAGTATCTTGTCTCCGTCGGCATCTACTAGTGGTAGAGGCTCGCGAAAGGCAGATGCTTCTAAAGGTTCAGATAAGTACGCGGCCTGCCAAATTGGAAGGTCGATGTACTGCGCGGGACATACTTCGTTGCC